GCAGGTACAGTACAGGAAGTAATGGCAAAGCTAGATGCACTTGCAAGTACAGATGACAACATAAACACAGGTACAGGCAATGATGCAAGTACAATACACGGTAAGCGTGAAAGTGAATGGTATAGCGTAGATGCTAGTGGTAGAATGGTCACAAAGCAAGGGCTGTTCATAGATGGATTACCAGCAAGTGAGAGCCAAAAGATTGTACAAACAAGTGATGATGGTACAGAGTGTACGTACGCGTACTATCCAGCATGTGAGATAGCAGTTGGAACCAGTGCAAAAGGTGACGGTAACGCTTGGTTCCAAGTGTACTATAAGGATGGTGCAGCTGATGCTGACTTCAATAAAGCGAATGCAGTAACAGTTAAAGACAAAGATGGTGTTGATGTTAAAGGTTCAGTAAGTGGTGGTGATATATCATTCCTGTACGACTATGTTGGCAACACTCAGGCTGGGTTAACTGGAGATACTGATAAAGTAATGATAGTTGAGGTAGAAGGTGATGGTGGTTGTACAGCAGCTAAGACAGAGTTCATTATGAAAAAACAAGATGTAAACAGTGTAACGTGTGCACCTAGTCCAGAGAGTAACATCTAGTAAAGGTTTAATATGTTGGAACAACTAAGAGCCTCAAAGATAACAATAGATATGCCCAAGTCAGACAGTATGCCTTGGGTTCAAATAACCGTACAAAAGGTACTAAGGGATGAAGAGACGTACGCTATACGAAATGTACTCACTAGATGGGAGCAATTTAGTATACCACTAAATGAGATTATGGAACAACAGTTGCCAGTAAAAACAGTGAGTAATAGCACTGTTACTGGTGGAGAACTATTTGGTTCAATATACACGCTAGTCATATTGGCATTGCAAGAGAAGTATGGTGGAAGTATAAATGAAAAGCAGGACCTAATATTATGATAGCTTCAATAGACGGAGAAAATAGACTCATATACCTAGATGCTAGCACAGTAAATGCGTCGATACATCCGATAGACATATACAAAGAGATGAGGACAATGAGAGCAGCTGACGAAAGCTTGAGAAAATACGAGGTATTCCTGAAGGCATATGGAAATGTGCCCACGGGTAACGGAAAGGCTACAGAGCGAGGAGTGCAGACTATAGACGGAACCACAATAGTACCTTACGACGTAAGTCAAATACTCACTATAACCGGGACAATAATTACTGATGATGGTAATGCCGGGGTATACTGCTTCAACAGGTCAGGGCTTAGTCCAAGTGTGGAGGTTGATATAAACTACGTACCACCACAAGTTGAAGTTATAACAATAACTACAGGTGGTTCTGCATTGACTACAGCAGAACACAACAAGCTGATGGCAGTTAGTCAAGATGTATGGACAAATCATACAAGAGAACTAACATCTGGTTCCCCAACAGCAATAGAAATAGCAGATGCAGTACTAGATAGAGATGGAGGGTGCTAGATGACTCTCAGGCAAAAGATATGTGGAGCTGGAGTAAATACACTAAGGCAATTAATGTGTAAGCCGTGCGAGACCACAAGTGGCTCTACTACGTTCAACGGAGAAGTTTTCGAGATAGAGAATGAACCAATGACAATAATAGAGAACCAAGATGACAACATAATCATATTAGAAGAAAATTATACTATAATTGAAAATGTAGAAGAAGAATCAATAGAGATAAAAAGCGAGGATACAATAAATGGGATACATTAGATCAAAAACAAGTTCAGATGAATATAGTGGTGAAAGTTTCACTAGGACGATAAGGAAGAAAGATGAACTATGGGGAGCTAATGATGAGGCTAACTATAAGCTGTATGATCAAGATGGCAAGATTGTTTCATCTGGTTCACTAGTTAAAAGTGGAGATTTAACATCAATGGCATTTGTGGTTCCAAAGAATGACACAGCCAAATTAGTAGGCACGTATAAATTATTAGTAGAGTTAACTGATAGCAGCGATGACAGGATAAGCGATATAGTGGCAGAATACGAACTCAAGTACAAAGCGAGAGAAGCGTAGAAAATAATTCAATAAGGTAAGACTAAGATACACTTAGTTAGAATCAGTAAAAATAAAGGATTCATACAGTGAGGAAAGGTAAATATATAGTTCCAAATAAAGCAGTAGCAACTAGACTCCAGCCAGAATGGAACAATGAGCCGACATTCAAAGACTTAGATACAGATTATCAACAAGCACTAGTTAGTCACAATATGTTTCTTGCAAGGCTAGATGAGTACAGAGAAACATTAGCTGGTGGACCAGTCATAAATGTGCGAAGAGGAAAAAGTAATGTTAGACCACTATTGGTTCGCAAAAACAATGAATGGAAATATAGTCAATTAGAAGAGCCATTTCTGACATCAGATAATATAATTCAATTAAAACCAAAAAGTCCAAACGACAGAGCAACTCAACAGCAAACATCTACAATGATAAATTACCATTGGACGGTAAATATAGACAAAATAGTATTAATTGGAAACATATCTAGATCACTGACTGATGATGGAACTGTTATAGTTAAGAATGGATGGAAAACAGAATTAGAATACTATAAGGCAAAAGAGATTAGGCCAGTATATGCTACTCCAGAAGAGAGCATAGAGTTAATGAATAGAATGGTAGAAAATGGAGAAATAACGGCTGAGCAAATGAGCCAATTGATGCAAGAAGGGAAGCCAGTTCGTATTGGTTCCGAAGAGGTAGAAGTACAGAAAAGTAGGTCGATAAAAAATTGCCCAACTCACTACGTATGTGAACCAGAACATGTGATTATCGACCCAACAGCAAAAGGGGTTCTGCAAAATGCACAATTCATTATACACGATTATGATGTAGATCTATCAACACTGTTGAAAGAGAAATACAATCCAGAAACAGGAATCGGATTATATAAAAATCTAGACGCAATTAATTTCGATGGAGATCTAGAACAATACGATCAATATGACAGCGATGAAGTTAAGTCATTTATATTTAGTGATAAGGCTAGAAAAAAGGTCAGAATTAGAGAGTATTGGGGTAAATGGAATATAGATGGGAGCGGAATAACTACACCATTTGTAGCTGCATGGATTGGTTCAACGATGGTGAGAATGGAAAAGAACCCATTTAAACATCAGAAGATTCCATTCAGTTCAACGTCATATATGCCAGTAGTAGGTGATATACACGGCGAACCAGATGCAGCACTATTGAAAGAGAATCAAGAGTCAATAGGTAAAATGACTAGAGCATATCATGATATAACAAGCACGAGAGCAGTTGGACAAAAAATAATAATGGAAGATACATTCAACTCACAAGCTGAATGGGATGCTTATGAAAGAGGTGGTGATGCTAGAAGTAGTCATGGTGTGGATTTACGAACTGCGATACATGTGGTTGGAGTAGAACCAGTTGACCAAAGTATATTCCAAGTGATACAAATGCAAAAAGAAGATGCGGAGTCATTGACAGGAAATTCACTAGCTAACAAACAAGTTAGTAGTTCTGGTGGAAAAGAAGGATTAACGGGAGAAACGTCAACTAGCTCAGAAAGAAGAGAGCAAAGCCTACTAAGAAGAATGAGTAGTCAGTTGTTCAAAGATATGATATCGCAAGATATAATCAATATGCAGGCGTTTAGTGGCCCAGAAGAAGTGGTTAGGATAACAGATTCAGAGTTTGTGACCATAAAAAGAGAAGATATACAGGGTCAGTTCGATATAACAATAGATGTACACACTCCAGCAAAGAACCAAGAGACGGCACAAACATTATCGTTCATATTGCAAGCAGCAGGTGAGTCACTAGATCCAGAGATAAAAAACATGGTTCTGTCAGACATAATCAGATTAAAAGGCAGACCAGCTCTAGCAGACAAAATAGAAAAGCATGAACCACAAGAGAATCCAGCAGCTGAAGAGATGCAAAGAATACAGCTAGAGAATGCAAAATTCGAGAACCAATTACTACAAATGAAAATACAAGAGTCAATGGGTAAAGCAAAAGTAAGTGAAGCTGTAGTTAAAGAATACGACAGCAAGGTTACAGAGAATGCAGCTGATGTGAAGTGGAAAGAAGCTAAGGCAGAAGAGAGCTACAAGAGAGCAGACTACTATGGTTCACAAGCGGATATATCGAAAGCTAAGTTAGTAAATGAATTAGATGGAGTAGCTAGAGATAGACAGATTAATGATATGTCGTATGCAGAAGAAAACAAAATGGAAAGAGAAATTCTGAAATCAAGAACGGCTTTAGCGAATAAAACTAATGCTGAATCAGCAAAGGAAAAACAAAATGGCAATACATAGAGAAGAAGAAAGAATGGCAGAAGATAGAGGTGCTAGGAAGTATGCTGCTGGGCTACAGAGCGAGCAAGACAAGGCAGACATGATGAATAAAGCAGAGAGTGTCGCATACCGAATGAGTGATGAAGCGTATGCGAAAGGTAGAGAAGATCAAGCTGGTATTGGACAGGTTGGTGCTGGGCAAGAACCACCACAATACGGAGATCCAAAAGTTGCGGCTATTCAATCAGCAGCAGAAGGAATGACTAATGAAGCAATGAATATAATAATTCAGAACCAAATGAACCCCCAAGATGGAGAAGCAATATTCGGGTTAGTAAATGAGTTAATGAAGAGAGATGTAGGCGAGGAAAAGCTAGCTGCTAATCCACAAATAAAAGGTCAATTAGAGAATCTGGTGGTTCAGATGATTGGACAAGAATTAACTCAAATGAAGAATGCAGGAATGCAAGGGCAAGGAATGCAAGACAGAAATAGTCAGATGCAACAAGGACAACAACCACAGGCTGGGTTAATCTAATTGATTAACGGGGTAAAATAAGATACAATACAAAATATTAAAACACCGTGGCAATAGCAATGCTATCCACAAAAGTAAAGGAGCCGAGGCAATGGATCAAAAATCTAACCCAAGTGAACACGAGTTAAAGATAGAAAAAATAGACAAGTCTATACTAGCTATGAAGAGGTTAATAGCTGTTAGTGAGAGGATGAAATTACTACTAGAGGATGAAAACTTCAAGGTAGCGATTATGGAGAATTTCATAAACAAGGAGAAATTAGCAACCATAAATAGGCTAATGAATGATAATTTAATGGAAGACAATGTGTCAGCAAGGCTGATTCAGGAGTTAAGAATGCTGAAGAGAATGGAGAATTATATAGAATCGACAGCAGGCAACTTAGAGAACAAAAAGGCTGCATTAAATAAAGAGAAGCAATTTAGAGCCGAAACAATTAAGAACCAAAACCAAAAAGGAGAAAAGTAATGGGTATTAGAGAGGACATGGAAAACATGATGAATGGCGACTTCACGGAAAAAGTAATGGACAATGAAGAGAAAGCCAAACAAGAAGAGTCACGTAGTGGTTCAAAGAATCAAGGAAATAGCTCACAATCGAGCAACAATGAAATAGACAATCAGTCAAATGATAACAGTCAAGCAGCTACAGCAACTGAAACAGGTGGTGAAACAACAGGTGTAGATGATGGCGAAAAAGTGGTTAAATCCATAGAGGACACGACAGTTACAGCACAAGAAGGAACCAAAGAAGAAACGAAAGTGAATGAGGTCGCTCAAACACAGGAAACTAAAGCGGTTCAAGAAAGTGCAGATACAGGAAACGCTCAACCTGATGGAAAAGATGATGAATTAGAGAAACTAAAGACAGACGAGTCTACAGCGACTACTGAGGAAGTCAACTATAAGCAGAAGTATGAAGAGCTCCAAAAGAGTTACGAGAGTACTAAGGCGTTTCAGGATACGGTAACGGCAGATTTTAAGGCAAATGGCAAAATGGTTAAAGGAATAAGTGATGCTGACAAGATAGTAAAGAATTTGCAAATGAGCACAGGACTTACTAGCAAAGTAGCAGAGTACAAAAAGATAAAACCATTTGTAGAGCCAATGCAAAAACGTGGTCTAATGCAGAACCCAGACAAATTCGATATGCATATGAAGATGGAAGATGGAGATATAGGTGCAATCAAGCAGTTTCTGAAAGACAAAGAAATAGATCCAATAGATTTAGACTTTGATGATAAATACAGCTACAGCGTTGATAATACTAGAGCCAGCAACGAAGAAATGATGTTTACTGACATGCAGGAAACAGCAGAATCTTATGGCGTATCAGACAAATTCACAAATACAGTGTTAAGCGAATGGGATGCAGAGAGTACAGGTAGGTTGTTCGAGGGTAATAATGGCAGAGTTATAGCAGGACAATTAGCTGAGCAAATGGCTAATGGAATCTATGACAAGGTAAGTGCTATATCTGAGAATATGAAGATAACACAGCCTGGATTCAATGCTATGTCAAGCATAGACCAGTACAATAAGGCAAGTGAAGTTTATAACTTACAGGCAAGAACTGTGGTTCCAGAGCAGAAATACGAAAATGAACCAGTTGCGGTTAAGTCAGTAGTGGCTAAAGAGACTACAGTTGAGCCGACAGCAATGGAAAGTCAATCAGATATGGAAGCTAGAATCAGAGCAGAAATTGCAAGTGAAGTTAAAGCAAATGAAGAGAAGAGATACAGGGAAAAGTTAGAGTCTGAGAATAATGCTGCAATTATAGCAAGAAACAATGCTAATAGCTTCAGTCAAGACCACTCAGTAAGCAATACAACTCAGTCAACTGAACCAAAGACACTCGCCGAAAGACGAGCAGAATTCGAACGGATGAAGAGAATGTAGTTGGTTCCTAGTGAACCACAATAATAAGGAAAAATAAGATGGATAAGTTTAATGAAGGCGTATTAACGTCAGAGTCAATTGATAGACAGTTTACACCAGAAAAAGTATTGGATATGGTAGTTGAGTTTCCAAAGAGAAAACGCCCATATACATCAACAGCTAGTACGTATACAATGCCTAAGCATGCTGGAGACACGGCGACAGTTGAGGTAAGATACCCAGCGATTCACGAGGATTCAATCAGTGCAGCAAATGTAGATGCTACGTCAGCACTATTGGTTCAAGGCGTGTTCTATAAGTATGATGCAGATGGAATACTGACTGACCAAAAGAAAGCAATAGACTTCTTAAGAGATGCGTCTGGAGCAACAAGAACATACGCAGAAGCAAGTGCAGCAGCAAAAGCAGCATTAGGTGCACCTGCAGCTGGTGGAGTAATTAAGTCGAGTGCTGGTTCAATTGTGAACGGTAAGGGTGTATTTCAGGCATTTACAGGCGATGTAGCTAATCTACCAGAAGAAGGCGGAATGGTTAACGGAATCATGGGCGTTAGTAAGCTAGTTAGTGCTAAAGTTGTTGATAAAGGTGTTCATCAAAGATATACAGTTAAGTCAATTGACCTAGATTCAAGAGTTGGTCAGATTGCTAGAAAAATAGCTGATACTGGTGATGCACTAGCATTAATTAAAGAGCAGTACGTTCAAGGCAAGCTGTTGAATGCAGCAAATACTAATATGATGATTAGTACAACTGATGCAGCGATAGTTAGTGTAGATGAGATAGATGGTGCGGATAGATTGACGTATGAGTCACTAGAAGCATATGGATTAGCACTGATGAATGCTGATGTTCCAATGGATACTGAGATAATCAAGGGTACAGACCTGACTGATACTGTAACAGTAAGTGATGCATACATCATGGATGTTAATAGAGAAGTGGTTCCAACACTAACTAGATTAGTAGGACCAGGTGGTAATCTTCCATGGGAACCAAAAGAGAAGTATGCTGCTGGCACTGAATTAATAGAAGGTGAAGTAGGTAAGATTACTGGACTGCCATTCAGATTTAGAGTGGTAGATGACTTGCAGGTTAATCGTGGTGCAGGTGAAGAAGTTGGTGGTGCAAGTGATGCTGGTACAGCACCACAGCAAGCTGGTTCATATGTGACTAGCAACCAAGATGGAAGTAAGAAGTTCTACGATGTATTTACTGGGTTAGTAGTTGGTTCAGATTCGTGGACGATGGTTGGATTCGGCAAGAATAGCACAACAGCTAAGCACAACGCACCAATAGGTGATAGCCACAACGATCCATTTGGGAGAGTTGGTTCAATTGCAGCTGAGTGTTCAATTGGTGTTCTAGTATATAGACCTGAAAGAATTATGTCAATTAAGTTTTCTTTAGGTAAAACTGGAGTTTAGTAAATAACTGGGAACCAATGTGATAATTGGTTCCCACATACAAGCAAATTAAGGAAAAGAAATGGCTAAGCAGATAAGCAAAATGAATAAGAATGAACTGATAAATAAATGCGTGAGTTACGGCGTGATTGAAGCAGCTGAGAAGCTCGGTGTTGAGAACAAAAGAAAAGATGGTCCAACTAATGCAGACTACATAAAAGTATTAGAGCCATTTAAGGACAAGATAAATGGAACTGAGCTAATAGAAGATGAAGAACCAAAAGAAAAAATAGAAGTTAAAATAGTAGATAAAGCTGATAACAGCAATGCGGATATAGTTAATGCGAAGCCATTGACTGGGGCAGAGTTAACTCAGGTAAAAACAGATGACCTGTTCAGAAGTATACCAGTAATAGTTACTGACCACGATACTAGTCATGCTATAGAGAATGACATAACTGGTAGAGGTGAGCAATTTGGTTGGGGTAATCCAGCAATAGGTATGCAGAAAGAAAGCGTATTTAGACATGGTAGAGTTCAGTATTTATATATAGGTACAATTAAGCATATTAGTAAAATAACGATAAGAGAAAAATCAGGCAAAAAAGGCATACCAGACGTAGTGAGAAAAAGATTCACTATTACGGAAGTTCCAAATGAAGGGTTTAGTCAAGCAAAATTAGATGTAATGAAGACTCAACAAATGGCACAGAAATAGTCTATTCAGAACCACTGTTTATGGTGGTTCAACTATAAACTATACAAATATAAGGAATAGATATGGCTGCGATAGACCCACACTCACTAACAAGCATACCAAGTACAATAACGATTAATGACATAACTAGCGTTACTTCGCCAAAAGGTGATGTAGCGAATGCAACAGGTTCATACGACAGAATAATGACAGCAATACGAGCACAATTAAATAGTGCAGTAGAAAACAATGAGATAACTCAAGGTGAAGCTGGTGAAGCAACAGCTGCTCATGTAATGACAGCTATGGGTCAAGCAATACAATATGAGTTAAGTAGGGAACTGACTTCACAAAAATTAATAACAGAAACATTGATTCAAAATAAAATAATCGAAGAAACTAAACTGGTCACAGCTCAAGAGCTATTGACTGATAGAAAGGTACTATAATGGCAAATGGAGTTAGTAGAGAAGAAGTACAGATTGCATATTTAGCATTATTTGGAAGAGCACCAGATCCAGGTGGTTGGGTGAAATGGGATACCGATCCTAGTATTACTAGCTACAGTGAGTTAATCAAAGGGATGATGGAATCCCCAAGTGGAGAATGGCAGAGACTAGGGATAACGACAACAGATCAATTGATAAGAAGATTTTTTAAGAACTTGTTTGGTAGAACCACTTTTAGTGAGACTACGGCTAATGGCCAGTCTACGGCAGATGGTCTAGATTACTGGATAAAGGATGTAGATGCTACTTCAGCAGCACCTCTTACAGACAGTGGTGGTTATTACCACGATAGTGATGCAATAAATAAATACCTAGTGTCTAAAGTTATGGTTGAAGCTGCAAGGGCTGACACAAATGATTTAACACCTGGCACGTTGTTTCTAGAGTATAGGCTAGATGGGCTAGGCGTACTAGCTGCTAGACTGAAAGTATCTCAAGTTATTGACAATTTGAATGACCAGTCAGGTGACAACCCTGGTGGTTCTCAGCCTCAAGATGGAGACACCACAACCAATACGAATACTGGCTATACGCACACATATTATGATTATGACCAAGAGGCGTGGATAACAGGTACAGCAGGGTTGACATATAGCGACTATGACTTAACTGATATCATGGGTACAACTGATGCTGAACGGAGGGTGAACCAAATTACAATGACACCAGTAGACTATGAAGCTGAATATAGCTATCTATATAAAAAGCTACTAGGTCAGCAGATGGGTACAATAGATGGTGATGACTCTGTGCTGAATAAACTATTTGCTTTGATAGACGCAGAGCCAGATACTACACCTAGAGAAAGACTAAGCATGAAGAAG